TAAGGGTGTGTTTGACATCTCCAAAATGGAGAATGCAAGACAAGCCCTTGGTGGTGTAGAAGGCTCTATTTTGGACATCTATGGCGGGGAATATGAGTTTGACAATATGACCGTGCGACTGCATAAGCAGTTAGGCCGTACTGCTCCAACCGTGCTAGAGTATGGCAGAAATATCTTATCTGCAGAACTCGATGAAACAATCGAGAGCGCATATACTAGTGTGTTGCCGTTTGCGACTTACACTCCCGATAAACCAGAGGGGGACACTAGTGATAGTCAGCCCGACCCCGTAACAGTCACTCTCCCAGAGAATTATGTAGACAGTAAATACAAGGACCTATACGCACATCGCAGAATTAAAGTCGTAGATTTTTCGAGCGAATTTAAGGGCGATAGCAAGAGTAAGGATATCCCGACACCCGATAAATTGCGTAAAATCG